CAGTTCTTGGCAACACGATTGTATACTTTGGTGTAGTCATAGAACTGTATCATGGGATAATCCACGATTACATCTTTCCAGTTATAGTCGGACGTACCGTTAAGACGTACAACAGGTTGTATTCCTTTACGCTGACAGTATCGCTGGAATCTGTCAAGGTCAGCACGTAGAAGATTGTCGAACTGGTCTGGTAGCTTGAGTAGCATCTGTGTTTTACGGTGACGTGCTGCCTGTACGGTATTCATAGCACCGCGACCGGCTGTATTGAGACAACCCTCACGACAACCTGCTAGGCGTGATAGGGGACACAAGTAATCGTCCGGTGTCAGGTATAGAATAGCAGTGAGATATTCACTGCCATCACCCTTGATAGTTTTCGCATTGTTACCTACGCCAAGTAGTTTCAGTCCCGATACTTTAGCCATTGTTCAATTCTCCTTTTGTATTTCCACATCATGACCCACAGGGATAGTCCACTTAGTCATCGTTACATCAAACCCATGTGCACGGGGAAACCGTTCTAGAATATCCGTGGCAATGTCCAGAACCTGCGATGCAGTATACCTCGTGTCCAGTTCGATCCTAAAATAATGTTGATAGAGTATCTCATTCGGATCGTCGAACTGGCGTTTGCCGGTATCTCGTGCAACATTTATTTTGTACGTATTCATGGTTTCAATCCTTCTAATTTTCTGGGACCGTCCCAGATTTCCAGCGTTGAATGTACTCTATAGGACCGCCTGAGCTTTGTCAAGCGGTCCTGAGAATACACTCCTCATTTGTTTTTGAACAGTTCCACTACGTCCTGAATGACTTGTGCGGGGTCGTGTCCGGCCTGTTCCGCTTGTAGTAGCAGGGCATAGATTGAGCTGGCGTAGTCATCCCGCATACCGTTTGGCGTAGTATCCTCAGTAGGTTCCTCAGTAGGTTCCTCAGTAGGTTCCTGAGCGGCCTTCTGAGCCTTCTGGATGGCCTTTCTCATAGCATCCAGCTTACGCCAGCCGTTAGTTTCACCCTCAGTAACGATCGCGTCATAATTCTGATAGGTGAATTTAATGTCTCGAACATGCTCAGAACGATCCGCCTGAGATAGCATTACGAACATATCCTGCAGGACCTGCGAGCTGTCTATCATCTTTTTAGTCAGTGATTTCTCAGGCCAGGCGCCGCCGGTTTCATTCATTAAAATCTCAGCGGCCTGCAGATATACCTCTGTTACCAGTTTACGGGACTGCATGGAATCCGCAGTGGATGCATCCACAAGAGCCTGATTTACCGTTTCAACAATTTCCTGATAAGACATAGTAGAGAACCTTTCCGAATGTTTGTCATCGTTGACACTGAGGAAAATAGGAATGCCTCAATATCCCGTCAATAAAAAAATGAATTAATTTTAAATTAATTTCAGTTATCGTTACAAATCAATAGGTTACCATATGAATTTTTCGGGACCGTCCCACGTTTTCTGCAGTGTTCCATACGCTGAGATGTTCCGAGAGGTGACTTTTGAAGTCCTGAGATGTCCTTAGAATACCACTCTCACGCATTCTTTCTTCTCACGTATTCTCAGGCCACATTCCCGTGTATTACCACAGAATAACCCGTGTAGTACCACGGAATAACCATGGCACCGGACTTCATGGGATGACTTGAGAAATCCTGAGAAGCTTCCCGCGTATTTCTAAGGAATGGGCCTACCGGGGGGGACCCATGCGCGACTTGAGAATTCTTATGTACCCTCAGGACCACATGAGAAGCAATTTTGAGGTCCGTGAATTAGATAATTAACTTAAGCATACTAAAATTAACCCTTGACTTCTGGGGTCAGGCGAGTTACTCCTAAGAAATCTTAAGAAACCCTATTGACTTTAGATTCTAAATATGGTATAATATAGTTATACTTAGGTTGTTCATTAAGTAGTTTATTAAAATTAATAACCAAGATACATCTTAAGATATCTTAAGTAAGCAAAACCGATTAGGTTTTGGAGATTGTCTTTAAAAGGAGGTCGTTATGTACGGCTACGGAAAAAAGAAACCTACAAAGAAAACCACAAAAAAGAAATCTAAGAAAAAGAAATGATAACCTACCGAGGCGAAAAGTTTTCAGGGTACAATAAACCCAAAAAAACTCCGGGAAAATCTAAGAAGTTTGCAGTCCTTGCAAAAAAAGGAGACACTGTAAAGCTTGTTAGGTTTGGCGATCCAAATATGACAATTAAAAAGGATCAACCGGCGCGTCGTAAAAGTTTTCGTGCAAGACATAAATGTGATACAAGTCCTCCAGATAAACTTAGTGCAAGATACTGGAGTTGTAAAAAATGGTAGACTTCCTACGTAGTAGGGCAAAGTCAGGGGTGATGAATGTCAGATACAGAAGTAAAAAAGAAAAGAGGTAATCCTAATTTTCACAAAGGAATGAAACCCCTGAATCCAGAAGGAAGGCCAAAAGGTTCTCTAAACAAATACACAAAGCTCTCAAGAGAACTTATGTCTACCAAGGGACCAGAAATTGTAAGCAAGGTTATTGAGTTAGCATTGGAAGGCGACAGGCACTGCCTTAAAATGTGCATGGATAGAATCATTCCCACAACAAAAGCTGTAGAAATTACAACAGAACATAAAGATTTGGGAATCAATATTATTATCGAAGGCGTTAAGGCCGTAGAAGCAAAAGAAGAAAAAGAATTTAAAACGATAGAAGCTGAGTACACAGAAGAAACAGAAGATGCCTGACCTTAATGTTTCTTTGCATGACGCACAGATGCAAATCTTTAAATCAGACAAGCGTTTTAAAGTAGCAAGCTGTGGAAGACGTTTTGGTAAAAGCTATCTAGCTGCTTGGGTCTTGATTATTAAAGCTCTGCAAAGCCCAGCAAAGGATGTCTTCTACGTTGCACCTACGTTTCAACAAGCCAAAGATATTCTCTGGAGTATTCTTAAAGAAGTAGGTCAGGATGTAATTAAATCAGCACATGAAAACACTGCTACGCTTACTTTAATTAATGACCGAAAGATTTATCTAAAAGGTTCTGACAGACCGGACACACTACGAGGGGTAGGTCTTGCTTATGTTGTAATGGACGAGTACGCCTCAATGAAACCAGAGGTCTGGGAAATGATCCTTCGGCCTACACTGGCCGACGTTAAGGGCGGTGCATTGTTTATCGGAACACCCGCTGGAAAAAATCATTTTTTTAGATTATGGCAGGACGCACAACTACCAGAAAATGAAGAGCAGTGGGAAGCTTTTCAGTTTAACTCGACAGATAATCCTTTTCTTGACCCAGAAGAAATAGAAGCTGCTAAGAAAACAATGTCTACTCAGGCATTTCGACAGGAGTTTGAAGCAACTTTTGAAAGTTTTTCAGGCGGAATATTTAAAGAAGAATGGATTAAGTATGAAGATGATTCAGAGTTTGATGAAGAAACTGCCAATAAAACAGGTCACTATGTCATTTCAGTGGACCCTGCAGGTTATGAAAAAGCTAGTAAAGGTCGTGGTATTAAAAGTTCGAAGCTGGACGAAACAGCTATATCAGTGGTTAAAATCGTTGGTGACGAGTGGTTAGTAAAAGATATTCACCACGGCAGGTGGAATATCAGAGAGACTGCAGAAAAAATTATTACAGCGGCTGAAGAAGTAAGAGCATCTTCAGTAGGTATTGAAGCAGGTGCATTGAAGAATGCTATCATGCCTTACCTAGAAGATGAAATGAGAATAAGAGGTTCTTGGATAAACCTCACAGATGTTACCCACGGCGGTAAAAGAAAGCAAGATAGGATTGTTTGGGCGCTGCAGGGTAGGTTCGAACACGGTAAAATTAAGTTTAGAAAAGCTGATTGGAACTATGAGTTTATAACTCAAATGTTAGACTTCCCAAGTCCCTTATCTCACGATGACTTGTTAGATTCTTTAGCATACATAGACCAAGTTTCAGTAGCAGACTTTGCACAGCAGATAGAAGTAAGCGAGTGGGAACCTTTAGATACTGTATCGGGATATTAATTTATGGATGAACTAACATATAAAGACCCACAGTCTTCTCTGGTTACGTGGATTATGGATAAGGTTGAAGAGTGGGAAGACCACCGTAACCTTAACTACATGGATAAGTGGGACGAATATTACCGCATTTGGCGTGGAGTGTGGTCCTATGAAGATAAAATACGTGAGTCTGAAAACTCAAAACTAATTTCTCCTGCTACTCAACAGGCCATTGAATCTACTGTATCTGAGCTAGAAGAAGCTATTTTTGGTGGAGAACAGTGGTTTGATCTACGGGATGATGTTGTTGATCAAAATCCCACAGATGCTACAGTAGTTAAAATTCTTCTTCAGGAAGACCTTCAACGGTGTCGAGTAAAGGATGCTATTGTTGAGTGTCTTCTTAATGCTGCAATTTATGGAACAGGCATTGCTAAAATAAATGTCGTAGATGAAATTAAAAGAGTTCCTATAGAATCTCCTGTTCCTAATACGTTGACTACAAAAGTAGAAGTTGTAGATACAGTAGTTACTTCAGTTAAGGTAGACTCCCTTACTCCTAAAGAGTTTGTTATTGATCCGTGTGTCACCTCTATTGAAGATGCTTTGGGTGTGGCCCAAGTAGTCACAAAACCTAAATACGAAATTGTGGAAGGAATTAAAGAGGGTGTCTATGAAGATAAACCTCTTGGTAGTTACGATAAAGTAGACTTTGGATTTGATGAAGAATCTTCTGCTGATCTGTCCGACATGGACAAGGTTAAAATTGTAGAATACTGGGGCCGCGTTCCTAAAAAATATCTAACTTCTCGAAATGAAGAAACATTTGAAGAGTTTGATTACGAAGACGACGAGCTTGTAGAAGCGGTTGTTGTTATTGCAAATGACTCTGTTGTTCTAAAAGCTGCTGAAAATCCTTACCTTATGAAAGATCGTCCGTTTGTTTCTTTTCAGCTAGATCGCGTTCCTAATAAATTCTGGGGACGAGGAATAGCAGAAAAGGGATACAACCCTCAAAAAGCTTTGGACGCAGAACTTCGGGCAAGGATAGACGCATTGGCACTTACAACGCATCCTATGATGGGTGTGGATGCTACTCGCCTTCCTCGCGGCGTTAAGTTTGAAGTAAAAGCCGGTAAAACAATTCTTACAAACGGCGATCCAAAGTCTATCCTGTTTCCTCTTAATTTTGGTAATGTATCACAAAATACCTTTACCGAAAGTGCTGAACTGGAGCGCATGGTTCAAATGGGAACCGGTGCTATGGACGGAGCCAATAGCAACTTTTCAAATCCCAGAAACTCTACAGCATCTGGAATGTCAATGCTTCAGGCCGCTTCAATTAAACGTCAGAAGCGCACCATTATGAACTTCCAAGAAAACTTCTTGATTCCTTTAATTGAAAAATCAGCTTTGCGTTACATTCAGTTTGCTCCTGATCGTTATCCTGCAGGAGATTATAAATTTAAAGCTTATTCTACTATGGGAATTATGGCCAAAGAATTAGAAATGACGCAGCTTATTCAGTTGATGTCCATGACTCAACCGGGAACTATTCCTCATTCCTTGCTTCTTATGGCTATTTTTGACAACAGCTCGGCGGCTAATAGAGATCAAATGAAACAGGCTATTGCTCAATCGATGCAGCCTGATCCGCAACGAGAGCAGCTTATTCAAATAACACAACAGCTTGAGCTTCAGAAACTTCAAATGGAAATTGAAGAAATGAAAGCAGGGGCAATGAGAGACACTGCTCATGCAGTTAAGCTTAATTCGGATGCTCAGGGCATTCCCAATGAAATTGACCTAGTTAAAATGCAGGTTGAACTTGCAGAAAAACTGGCACGTATTGAAAAAATTAAAGTAGATTCTGAAAATGTAAGGTCCGAAACAATGCGTAATGGTCCTGAAATGCAGCATCTACAATCAGAAACGCTCTTGAATATTGCAAAGGCAAGGCAAGCGTGACTGATAAAGAAATTCTTGAGCAACGTCTAAGTTTATTTACTAATGACGCTTGGGTTTCCTTTTCAAAAGAATTGGAAGAAATGGCAAAATCGTTAGAAAACATTCAAACTATAGACGATGAGAAGACCCTCTTCTTAAGGAGAGGACAGGTGGACATGCTAAACATGATTATAAATCTGGAAGCAACCACCAAATTAGCGTTGGATCAATTAGATTAAAATCTAATCCCAACTTGTTTTAACTCCATAATCTTATATAGACGGAGGTCAGTGATATGGATAGTATTGTTGTAGACGAATACGAAGAGACTCCCGAGGAAGCCGAACAGTATGCGAGTATCGAAGAGGCTCCAGAAGTGGAACAACCTCAAGCAGAACCGGAGGTCGAACTCCCTGCAAAGTTTAAGGGTAAGTCGATGGAAGAAATTATTTCTTCATACGAAAACCTCGAAAAAGAACTGGGAAGAAAAGGTCAGGAAGTAGGAGAACTTCGAAAACTGACTGATAGTATTCTTAAGCAGCAAGTTGCCAAAAACGACAACGGGACAGAAACGCTTGAAGAGGATGTAGATTTTTTTGATGACCCTAACTTAGCAGTTAGTAAAGCTATTGAAAACCATCCGAAGTTCCGAAAATTTGAAGAGCAGCAGAAGATGCAACAGATCGAAGCTACAACTCGGAAAATTAAAGAAGCACATCCTGATTTTATGGATATCGTTCAGGATACTAAATTTCAGGAGTGGGTTAAGAATAGTCCAGTGAGGCAGAATCTTTTTGCTGCTGCCCACAACC